TAGCAGGTTGTATAGCAGCCATACCTCCGACGATCACTGGCATATTTAATCACTGGAAAATCGTCAATGTAGAACATAAAGTAGACGGTATGAACGCCGCTCTTGTTGCCAAGAATAAAGATACCGCTGATAAATTATCAACTTCTCAGGATAAATTATCACACGCCGAAGGTCGTAGAGAAGGCGTCGAATCAAACGAGACGAAGGGTATAAAGTGAAGAATTTTATAATGATCGTCTTAAAGAATGCCTTAAATGCCATTCTAACTAATGCAGCTTTAATGGCTTTGATGCATAGTACCTTTAATAAATATTCAAGCGACGGTCTATGGAACATTGGCAAAGCCACACTAGCTGTAGTTCTTACACGTGAGATTTTAGTATGGGGTCCAATCGTAATGAGCTGGACAACGACTAACGCCGACCCTGGTACTATAGTTATGACAAAGATTAAGAAGGCATAAGGAGATATAATGATTATCTATCTAAGTTTACTTGTAGCTTTAGTCGGCGTTCTAATGTACGCGCTTAGCGCGAATCCGAAGCTAGTCGAAATCGGGCGCATTATGTTCGGTGTTGGTCTATTAGCCTTTCTCTTGACAGGCTCATCTTTAGTTAATGTAGTTGGAAGATAATATATGAACATAACACGACGAAGCTTCGCCAAATACTCAGCAGCCGGGTTCTTAGGCTTATCTCTAACTGACCTTTATGGATGCACCGCAGGTAGTGTCTTCAATAGTATCCTGACTTGGATTCCAATAGGAATCTCAGCCATTCAAGGCATCGTTACCCTTCTTGATGGCTTAGTCCCGCCGCAAGCTTCAGCTATTATTACCTTAGTAAACGCTGCCTTCGCCTCGCTTTCAGCAACGGTTACGGAGTACGAGAATGATACGAACCCGGCCGATAAAGTCACGATACTCGCCAAGATTCATACGATCTTGGCTGATATAGTATCCAACTTCCAATCATTCTTGAACGCCTTGAATCTTGGCAATAACCCTATCGAAGCTATTGTAATCGGACTGGCTAATATAATTCTAGCAGCTTTAGCTGGATTTATTAATCAACTTCCTACGACCAACATCGCTACATCTGTGAGCTATAAACTTGATGGCAAGAATATCTCCGTAACTCCGAAGTATTATAAGAGCGTAGCTCAATTTAAATCAGACTACAATACCTTTGCAAATTCTCATGGACACTCAGAAATGGATATTAAATAATGAGTATACCTATACTCAAAGGTGGAAAGTTAGGCAAACTTGCCCCTAAATTTCACCCTGATACTCTAACTCTCGGTAAATATCTAACTCCCATTCTTCCCTTCTTGAAGTCAAGCGTAGCCTGGGAACGGAAAGTAACTAACTGGTCCATGCTTGGCAACGATAACTATGGCGACTGTGTAGAGGCCGGGGCTGGCAATACTATAATGACTATGACTTCCCAATCGGGAATTCAATATAGCCCTACGACGGCTCAGATTCTCCAAGACTATACAAATATAACAGGCTTCAATCAGAATGACCCATCTACTGATAATGGGACTACGGTAGTCGATGCTCTTGCATATTATGTTAAGAGCGGAATCGCCGGACGTAAGATTCTAGCTTGGGCATCTGTTAAAATAGACTCATCTCTCTGGGAATTTAAACAAGCCATCTCACTATTCAGCACTGTCCTTGTCGGCTTTAACTTTCCTCAGAGTGCGATGGATCAGTTTGATAATGGTCAAGGCTGGGCTATAAATACAAATTCCCCTATCGTCGGCGGCCATTGCGTAGCAATATCAGAATATAGCCCTACTCAACTCGTATGCAATACTTGGGGTGCCCTACAACCTACATCACTTGGCTTCATGCCATACTACGCCGATGAAGCCTATGTCTTAATAACTCAAGATTGGATCAATAAGATAAAGAATCTTTCTGTATCTGGTTTTAACATTAACGTCCTTGAGAATGATGCGAAGGTTTTGGTGAATTAATGCCTGACTTTATACCATTGAAATTACCTTTAAATAGCGACCCTGAGATTAAACTCAGACGCCATCTCAAAGGTCGAATACTGGCCCTAGAGGATGGGCTACATGAGTTGCATGAATCGAAGATAACGAAGTGGCGTAAAGCCTATGAAGCAAAGCCGAGAGAAGAAGTCCGTGAGTTTCCTTTTTATCACGCTTCAAATCTTGTCGTTCCTATTATTGCAATATTTAGCGACACATTACAAGCGCGAGTAATGAGTTCCTTACTTAAGACTCGACCTCCTTGGGTAGCAAAGATGATTGGATCTCACCCTGACATGGACCCTGGATTAACAGGGGTCTTAGAGGAGTTTCTAGAATATGTCGGTATTGAACCGGAAGAATTGGACCTTTACAGAGTCTACCATGAATGGACTGGGGATACAATTAAATACGGTACCTCGGTCGTCAAAGCGCCGCATGAAGTTCGCTACGTACACGAAGTTATTGGAGTACCAGGCGATGGTTCAGGGAGTCAGCCAGAGTTCCTTCAAAGCCTCGAATATGAAGGACCAAGACCCGAAAAAATAGCCTTCGAAGATTTCCTAATTCCACCGGCGTCGAAGACACTTGAAGCAGCGGATATTATAATTCATAAGCGCGTTATGACTCGTAATGAATTAGGAGAACGCCGCTTCTTCAAAATATACGAGCCATCGCGCGTTGATTCTATATGGCATAAGCCAGATAGAAGTGGTCCTTCTTATACACAAACGATGAAAGAAGACTCCGCGGGAGCGCATACTAGTGCAGGATATGGATATGCAGAATGGGATATATATGAATGCTGGCTCAAGTGGCTCACTCCAGATGGAAAATGGAGACCTAAGATTGTTGCCACGTATCACAAAAACTCAGATACGTTACTTAGAACTATCTATGATACTAGCAAACTATTACCTTATGCTCTCGCCAGATTATTTTATAGGGACGATTCCATCTATGGATACGGATTCTGCGAAACAATGTGGTCCTTTCAAGAAGAACTAAGCGAGGAACATAATGGTCGACTGGACAACCGTACCATTGCCAATACTCGTCTTTGGCGTGTCGACCCTGATAGCAAGCTCCACGCTGGCTATCGCATATATCCTAGTGCTCTTATTCCCGCAGAGAAGGACGAGATTGAACCATTACAGATGGGAGATATTTCATCGCAAACCATTGACGACGAAAGATTCAGTATCGAGTTGGCTGAGCGACGAGCTGGAATATCACCGCCGATGCAAGGTGCTGGTGCCGGACAGCAGGGCAAACGAGGAATATATACCGCTCAAGGAACTCTGGCTGTTATGCAAGAAGGAAACCGGAGAACTGATCTTAATATCTCCGACATGCGATACTCTCATACCAGACTCGGACGAATTTTACTATCAGACTATGCTCACAATAAAGTCCGACCAGCCCTTCTAAATGTATTTGGCGATAAAGCCGATCTCATAGAACAAGCCTTACAAGCCGTCAAAGATGGGAAGCTTGGCTTGCCTATATTTAGCTCTACTGCATCGGTAAATAAAGAAGTCGAGAAGCAATCGAAGATGATGCTCATAGGCCTAATGAAGCAACATTATATGGGAATCGCCCAAATGATAGCTCAAATATCGGGTCCGACTATTCCACCGGACGTTAAGAAATATCTTAGCGAGGTTATCAAAGCCTCGAATATGGTAATGAAATCAACTCTCAAAGACTTCGACATGGAAGACGTTGATCTACTCGTACCGGAGGTAAGTGAAAATGCTGGACAATCAGCACAGGCAGGAACTCCGTCAGGAACTCAACCCGGCGCGCAGCCCCCTGGACAAGCTCCTCCTCAAGGGCAGCCGCGTCAGAACCTTCTTACTATGCCAGGAGGGAGCGGAGTATCGAACGTACCTCCAGGAAATGCGTCTTGAGGGTATTGAAAGATTATTAACTATTAAAGATGAAAAAGAAGCCGATAGGCTTCGAGGCGAGATTAGAATTCTTGACAGACTTATATCTCTACCTGGAATCATAAGTGACTATCTACAAGGCGTCTCGAAAGGGACGTTTAAGAAAATAACCGAGAGTTATACAGAGGAGCTTAAAAATGTTTAAGAGTGAGTTTGAAAAAGAACTTGAAGGTTTGGGAATGAGTCCATCCGAGATTAAGGCAGCGATAGCTGAAGCTAAGGAACTCAAAACTAAGACGACCGAACTTCAAGGTAAATATGATACCTTGAATATGGAGTCTGAGACTTTGAAGGGAAGCTTCGCTGAGACGAAGGCTCGCCTTGATAGCCTTGAAGCTAATCCACGCCGTCCAAAGGCTGACGACGATGATAAGCCGAAGACTAAAACATCCTTTCTTGATGACGAGGATAAAGCCTTTAACGAACGAGCTATGGAAACTATGGCACCTGTAGCTGTGATGGCTATGAATGCGGCAAAGTCAGCCGCGAGAATGGGTGCCAAGAACTCACTCTTCGGACAGAGAATCTCAACTCCTGGCGGTCAAATTTCCCTCACGAATCTCTGGGATAAATGGTCCTCTGAGATTGACAATGCCGCGAATGAAATGGCTAAGACGAACGTGGCTGCCTTGCAGTATGAGCGTACATGGTTAAATCTATTTCAATTCATTAAAGGACAACATATCGAAGAACTTATGGCGAAGCCAGAAACCTTCTTCGAATCCGTGTCTGGTAATCGTGATACTAAGGTAGGCGATGAAAAGAGACCAGATACTTTGGATCAAGAACAAAGTGAGATCGCAAAGAAAATGGCCCGCTATGGCAAAGGTGTAACCGCTGAGAAGATTCTTGAGACTAGGAAGAAAATGAACTACGTTAATTCTTAAATCCGAGAGGAATATAAAATGGCTATTACATCAGATAATTTACCATCGAATCTAAGAGGCGCTCCTGTCAGAATGGATCCCAACGATCCATACCCGTCAGTAACCGCTCGACCTCTACAGATGCCCGACTTCGTAGATATTAAGCCTAAAAACCCTCAAATTGCTCTACGATGGTGCAATCGCGTAGCAGGCGAGGGTCAGCGTCTAGATCAGGTTACTTATGCAGGATTCGTCCCCGTAAAGCCTGATGAAGTCTCATACCCGAATGGGAAGCCCATTCCTAGTTCATTAATTAAGAATGGCCAAATTCATCTGGGCGATCTTATCCTTATGAAAATTGATAAGAGTATGTACGATGGGGCCTTGAAGTATAACTGGGAACGTGCTGTAGATCGTATGTCACCAAAGTCAAATCAACGTCAAGGTAAAGCTGATCTAGCTAATGCTCTTAAAGAATCAGGCGTTCGACAGACACCTGACCTTCTAAAGAAACTATCGACTTTCCAGCCGACCGATGCCGAGATCGAGGCAGGAGAAACGTCAAGCCCAAGTGCGGGTAAGCCGTTAAATTCTAGGTAATTAATCCGAAAGAGAGGAGAATAAACGAATGGCATCAATTCTAATGGGCTCGGTACAAACGATCTCGGGTAATCAGCCTCGTATCCGAGATATTCCCGAAGCTGCTACGCAGACATTCCTTGCGGGTACGCCTGTGGCTCTTAACGCCTCAGGAAACGTAATCGCTTGGGCAGGAGTTATCGTAACAAATCTAGTCGGCGCTATCTGCGGTATTGCTAAGAATCCAGGTAAGAATCTTACAGTCGCTGGTACCGCTCAGCAACTAACTCAAGGCTCTGTCCCGAATCAACCTCTGGCCGTTAATATCCAACGTCCATACTTTGATCCAGATGGAACTACTCTCATGGAAACAGCCGATCCAGATACAATCTTTCTTGGTCAAGTCGGCCCGGCTGAATCCGTAACTCAGGCTAATGTCGGTATTCCATATGGTATCTCAATTGATACTGATAATCACTGGTATGTAGATACAGCGAAGGTTACTGTAGGAACTAACACCTGCGTCGTGATTGTGAAACTTGACCCTAACGACCAAGCCGCAGTTAAGCGTGGAGTATATTTCAGATTCATCGTAGGCTACGTTCAACCGATCGCTTAAGAAAGGAGGATTAAATATATGACTATGGTACGCGGACAATTCAGTCAACTAATGGCACCCGGTCTTCACGCCGAGTTCGTTCATTGGATTGACACGCTCCAGCGTGAGGAAGAATTCAGCCACATCCTCCACGTTGAGCCGTCGGATAAGGCATTCGAAGATGAGGTCGAATTCTCAGGTCTCCCTCCGATGCCTCTAAAACCTGAAGGCGAATCTACGATATATCAGGATGCGATTCAAGGTGGTACATTCCGATATATTAATAATACATTCGCTCTTGGGGTTCGTTCTTCATTCGAATTATATGAAGACGATCAATATGGCATCATTATGCAAGTTCCGAAGGCTATCGCTCGGAGCGCGCATTTCACAAAGGAGCAACGTGCGTGGAATGTCTTCAATCTTGGATTCACAACCCAAATCACAGCCGATGGTGTATCCCTCTTTAATAACCAGCATCCGCTGTTGGGAGGACCCGCAGCAACTAGCGTTGGACCTGGCTTGGCGAATGTCATCTCAGCAGCAGGGACATAT